CAACTGCAATGAAATAGATCAAATACACTTTAACGGTGGCGAGCCGCTAATGCAAGAAGAAACGTTTGAGTTGATTGATGAGTTAATAAAGCGAGGACTCAATAAGCAGATCAACCTATGGTTCCATACTAACGGCAGTATCAGAACATACAAAGGTGTTGACATTGTAGAGGACTACTTGGCACCATGGGGGAGAAATTGTAAAATTACTATGAGCCATGATCACTTTGGTCGCCGTGGTGAATACTTTAGATATGGATACCACGAAGGCAAATGGTTAGAGAACTTTGATCGATTTCATAATGCTGGAATTGAAATGACCATACAGACCAGCTTTACTTTGTTTAATACATCTTGGATAGCAAATATAGATAATTGTTTAAATCTTTTAAATCAAAAGTTTGACTATAATGAAGTTAAAACAAAGTTTGTTAAAGGAGTTGAAGCATTGGATGCCAAACGTAAAACTAACTTCATAGAAACGTTTCCAGAACTAGTTTTGTTTTATCAAAGTTTAAGACATCAATAATCTAGCATAGCCAACAGCATCGATAATGGTCATTACAACACTCATAGTTACCATTCCAACACTGCCACGACTGATACCGCAGAATATCATAAGGAACGTTCCACTTAGCCATAACGGGTAAGTTATTAGATATGGCACATTTGGCGCCATAGTAGCAAATATAATAGCAGTGGCAAGTGCTGTGAAAGCGTTATAAGTCTCGGCACTCAATCTCCAAGGATTTGACCTCCAATCTTGCTTGATCCATTCTAATGTGTTATTGACATATTTCATAATATACTATCTATTATTTTAATCAATGTATTACCAGCAAGAAGATTTCCGGCTATGCCTATGCAGTTATCACTTTCTTCTGGAGAGGCATGTGTTCGATATTTGCTAGGCACATGGTATCTTGGTATTTCAAAATCAACAGGACCTGAAGAGAAACTCCATTCTTCAGGCACATCTCTTTCAAATATTAAATGAACGCATTTGATATTTTGTCTCAACAAATATTGATCAATGGCTTTGACAGCCGCATTGTAAGCAGTTACATCAACAGCACGTATTTTATCCACATGGCATACAATTGCCAAATCCAATTTGGAACAAGACTTAATTGATTCTAAAATATCTTCTTCCTGAACGTTGCCCCCAGCAGGTTGCGCCACTACAGTTGCTCCGTAATGAATCCTAATAATATCAGCAAATGTCTGTACAGTGCCGTAATTCTGTTTGCTGCCTAAAAATGTTCCAAAAAATCCAATGTTTATCATATTATTAGTTAGTCAAAAGAAAAGCGCCCGGAGGCGCTTTTGATTAATCCATTTTAAGGATTAAAGGCTGATACCTAATGCCTTAGCCTTGTAGCCTAATGCTACGATTTCACGGCTTGGCTTGCCCATAACATACTCAGTAACAGTAACACCGTTACCAGCCTTGCGTGTGTTTGTATAGACTGCATAGCCCATATGACGTACACGGCTAGCTTCTGCTGCCAAGTTCTTGATACCAAAACGCTTCTGTGCTTCTGAAGCAGTGATCTTGTCACCCTTGTAAAGTGCTGAGAAAAGTTTAAAAGTTTTAGTTTCTGGATTGAATAATTTCATTTTTATGTCCTATTATAATAAAATGTGTCGGTGCGTATCACCAACGTGTTACTAGTATACTATCTTGCATACCAGTTAGCAAGCCGTTTGGTTAGATTGCTCAGGCTTCCTTGCCCAAACATTCAAACCAGTACGGTCATTGACTTGTTTAATCAAAGTCTCAATATCATTACCTTGACCCATAAACTGTTCGTTGTCTTTACGATAGCAAAAATAAATTCCGTTGTGCTGTTCAAATCTCAATTCAATTGCATCTTCGTCAGCACCAGCATCTTCCGCTTCTTTGATACGTTCCAACTCCACTTTGAGTTTGGTCAATAGGTCAATCATATGTTGCGGGTCCGTACTGACTTTTTGAATAAATCGCATGTTCTGTCTGAACCCGCCGTATACGGATCCAATGGTAAATGCTACAATAGCAACAAGGGCAACGTCAAATAAGTCCATGATAGCTCCTTAATTTAGAATTTGTGTAAAGCGATGCAAGAATGCATCAATCAAACAACTGTAGGTTGTGTCCTGTGCGTGACGACCATAATGAATCCATGTCTCGCCATTCTCAACTACAACATCTCTTACTGTAAATTCAATTCTCTCTCCACCTGACCAGCGAGATCCAATTGTTACCTGATTCATATTACTTTCCATCCTTAATAGTGTTAAACAAATTTGCTTTTTCTTTCTTGTAGTTGAGCCAAGCAGTACGGGTACCATCCCATATACACCATTTAGTCATCCAAAAGAAAACTACACAAGCAGGAATCATAAGCAAGTAAGTTGAATAGGGAGAAGGTGCAGTTACACCTGCTCCAAAGAATGCGGCACTAAAGATAAAAGTCTTTTGCCAAAACTCCCATTTACTCCACTGCCATTTAACAAAATTAATCAGTTCTTTCATTATGATCCTTTGCCAGTTCTGCTACCAATAAAAACCTTTCATATGCTCTACGCACAATTGGGTTCTCTAATAATTTATCCGCTTCTGCTTGCATAGCCTTAACACCAGCTTCAGCCGCTTCCCTATAACTGCACCACTCTAATGCATAACGTTCAGTTCCAAATGATTCAGCAAGAGCCTTCCATGCTTCTAACTGTGCAGGTGTTAGGGGTTTGTCACGCTCAGGAACACGTAAGGCACTGGCTTCCATAATACTTTTACTAATTGCATCTTCTGCCACACGACCGGCTGCAATCATAGGAGCATACGCAGGATCAACATTAAACCTACGACTGGCCCCGCCTGGATAGACATCTACCAGATGTGTACCTTTGGGAAAACTATCGCAGAACTCTGAACTGTATGTGCTGTGCGGAATGTACTTACGTCCTTTTTTGATATAGAAAATTGTTTCCATAGCAATCCTAATAGTGGCCTGCCCGGAGGGACTCGAACCCCCGACCTACAGCTTAGAAGGCTGTTGCTCTATCCAGTTGAGCTACGGGCAGATTGTTTGTTACTGAAGGTTAAAGTTTGTTGATCGGATCTTGGCCTTTGCGGCTTCGACGTTGGCAAGTGATGTGCTGGTTAGCTCAATAGTGTCATCTGGATCAAGACCGGTAGCATTGGTCATTTCATCCATGCCCAATTCTTCAAGTAAGATCCTTACAGGAACTTCAACTTGTCCTTGGAGTTTGTGGCTATGGAGGATGTCAAGGATTTGGCACTTGAGATCGATGAGGTATTGATTAAGATTAATGTTTTCCATGTGTATATTATACGTGATTTAGTTAATGTTGTCAAGAAGTTTGTCGTATTTGAGCATCCAATATGTATAATCTTTGCCCATTAGTCTAGCAGTGATAGCGTATTCGTAACCCCATAGCAAATAGTTGTGTGCCTGTCTGTGCCAAGTTGGTGGCTCAACAGCATGAGTCATTACCCATTTACCAATTTCACTTTCTTGCCATTCCCAAAGTGGCTGTGCGGCATATAGATCAGGATCTTCAGAATCCCCTACTCTAAACTTGTGTACCAAAACAGTATGCACACGTTCAACTCGATCTTTGACTAACATGTAGTCGTGAGATACTTTATCAGAATTGCTTCGTATGCTTTCTTCAGTGCTGGATTGTTTTGTATACGACGTTCTCTATCTAATTGTTTGTCACGTTGTTTACGTGCCCATTGTATAACATCCAATACATCTTGATCTAATCCCACACTAGCATAACTGGTGGACATGATTTGCCAACTACTGCCAGTAAACACTTCTAAGTCTTGATTGTTAACCCGTATCATACCTTGGATAGGGTTACTAGAGTTTTGTGGGACATAAGGCATGGTAGTACTGCCTCCAGCAATTGTCACACCTAATGCACCTGTTAATCCTTTAATCATTTACCACCTCAATTCAAACCAAAGAGAATCTTTTTCTTCTCTAAAATAAAATCGTTTAAATGTATAGAACCATCTATGTCCTGATGGACCAAACCGATCATGACACCAAGCAACAGCGTTGTTAAGAGTCTCTGCACTACCATCAACATCGATGACAGAATACTCGTGATCTATTTCAATATTGTGTGGAAGTGCCATTAGGGGTAAGCCATTTCAGTATAAACCAATTTGCATCTTGTTTGTTCTCAAACAAAAAGTCAGTTGTTGCTTTTTCGTAAGCGTGTTTGCAGTTTGCTTCAAGCCATTGTACTATATTATCAGCATTATTCCTAGCCACATCGCTACTGAGTATAACTCTAGTCCACCCAATCTCAGATAGCATACTCCATAACACTTCTCGATCAATATCCTTAGCCATAGCTTGTGCAGCCACAGCATAATACTCTTCTAATGAATCATTCATTCTGACCACCTAATTAAAAACATAGTAATTTGTTTTTCGTTTTCAAACTGCCAAACATTAAAGCTCATACGTGTGCCACATTGACAGTTGTCTGACCACTCTTGTACAGGATCCATATCTGACTCGTTGATTCCACGTTCATATCCACGGGCAGATATTTCATCTGTATAGGCTTGTAGTTTGAGTCCTGGCAAACGTTGCCATTTGATTTTAGGCCTTAATCCCATTCTGTCGTAGAAAGATTTGAGTATATCGGCAACGTGTGATTTACCCATCTGTCTACCGTGTGCAATTACAACTTGGGCATTGGGTTTAGTGTTTGTTCTAGCCATGGCTTACATGCCTCCCAAGTGGTATATCTGTGTGCAATGCCACCTCGAGCTTCCCATTCCTCACAGTTGCTCAAACGGTCATCGATCAATATGTCGCCTGCATTTTTACAATGCCGCCACTTGTCATAACTGAATGGTCCAATGGTAACCGGTATACCTGGGAAGTGTTGATCTCCCCAATGTACCTTATCGTAAACGGCCAATGGCATGGAGTAATCATGCGGCAATGCTGTAAGAAATCGTAGTGTGTATTGAGGATTTCGGGCAATGTACTGCTTGCACATAGCTACCAGTTCATGTGCGCCCTCCATTACGGGCAAGTCTCTATAAAAGCGCATGTCCTCTTTGAGCTTGTCCCATTCCGCTTGTGGTATACGATCACTGTCTTTGTTAACACGTAGCTTCAGTATCTCCTGTGCTCGTTCTTGCCAAGCGGCTACCACGTCATCCATGTCTAAAAATATATTCATGTTGTTCTGCCCTGGGTTATTTTGATTTCGGCATCAATACAAGTACCTTCCAAAATGGTAATTTCACCTTTGGTACCTTGTTTCTCTGCTTCTTTAACCAAATTTCGCATGTGCTGTTTTTGCATGTCCAAACTGGCTACACATTGAGCTTCATTTTTGTAGTGTGTTTTGCCCTGCATGAACTCGCAATTGCCGTTAAGGCAAATAAACAGCACAGGTATAAAAATAGTCATTTTCTCAATCCTTGTGTTATTTTGGATATTTTAAAATAAAAAGCATGTACTTCTTTTCATCAATAATTTGATATGTGTCAGTTATGTTTCCGCTATTATCAAAATCCAATTTGATTCCATATTGTTTTTTCAAGTGTTGGTAAAACTCTGGAGTTGTTTCAGTCAGTCTATCATAAATTCCATAGTAATCTTCTTTGGCAAGACGTAATCGATGCCAATGTTCCAATCTATGTCGTTTATTACCTTCTAACACTGTCATGTGTACCTCAAGGCAAATAGTGTTGCATACTTTTCAGTATGAAAGGAAAATACTGTATGTTGTTCTACTGCTGGTTCGTAACTGAAGTTATCGTATTGTGCTTTGTTATAGGCAAAATCAAAGTCAGTGCCTTGTACAAGTCCTTGAGCCCTTAGCTCGTGAACTATATCTAATATTTCATTGGCACTGCGATGTTTGATTATAACCTTTATCATGACCACTTAAGAATAAACCAGTCCCTTTGACTTTCGTTACGAAAACTCCATAGTAAATCAGTCATGCGTGTGCCAACTCCTTGTTCGGTCAGTCTCCATTCATCCATCTCATGCAGTTTCTCTTCGGTCATTTCTTCTTTGTCAAGAACTACACCTGGCAATTTAAACATGCCCACTTCAACTCTTTCCATTTTCATATTTTATCACCCCACCTTAAAATAAACAAGGTGTTCCATTTGTCATGCCTAATGTGTAGATTGGAGTGGTCATCGTAACGACCACCTGGGAACCAAAACCAATCTTTAAATTCGCTGTTAAAATTCTTCTCACACCAGTCTTTAATTTTACCATGAAAGATTGACTGCTTATGTATTCTGTGTACATGAGGAAATCTATCCAAGTATTCTGTTACTAGTTTTTTTGTATTAAATTCGCTGTCTGATTCGATCAATTACTTCTTTTGCCTCGCTGTAGTCACTTTGCTCTAAGATGTTTTCAATTACTTGTTCCATCTGTTTTTGCAATCCGCGTAGGTATGGCCGCTGCCAATCTGTTGCGTAGGGTTGTGTCCACTTGATTGTATATAGATATTTTGGTTCCATTATTCTTCAACTCCGAAATATTCTTTGACTGCCCAACTCATTCTGAGTTTGAATGAAGGGTCCACATCCTGTGATTCTATGATGCCTGCACACTCCTCTACAATCAACTCGGCGAACTTTTCTAAATCTTCTGGTTTGAAAACTACTGCTTCAACTAATCCTAGTCTTTTGAAACAACTGGCATCGCCTAGATCACAATACTGTGCTTCAGCCTCATCAGCCAGTTCTCGAATTCGTTCGTTCATTCTTCAACTCCAAAATGTCTATTTAATAATTCGTCAACATTGACTGCCATATCACCAGAACCGTCATACAATCAACTCGGCGAACTTGTTAACATCAAACAAGGCATAAGGCTCAGACTGGCTGGATTGCCAACATTGTTTTTCAAGTTCTTTAATTCGTTCGTTCATACAATCTCCATTCCATATTCACTACGACGGTCAATACCTTCATGTGGACAGTAGATCTCGCTCAGTGCCCAGCACCCTCTAAACTCAGCCTCACGACCGCGGACATCCTGCGTGGTGTAGAACTCTGATGACATCAGCCTGGTAAAGATCTGCACGGGTGCATCCAGTTCAAACACACAGTGGACATCGTGCTTTTGTAGCATCTCTTCAACCAGTTTGTATGTGATGTAGAAAGGTTTGTTCATTTGGCGAACCTCGGCATGACATTGTGTCCTGTGTATTGAAACGAGTCCAGCATGAGCAATAGGCCAGCCAAATCGTCAGCAGGATGTCGTTGTATCACGGGATGACCGTCACCATCAGTCAGCATAAAGTACAGTTTTTCTGTGCCTTCTTCAATTTGATATTCAAAGATGTATTGTAAGTCTTCGAGAGTCATAACTTTTCTCCTATATGCTTACAAGTACCTCTAAAGGTAAATCCGGGGCAAGTACAACTATGAGAAGTTACTTCATACACTTTGCCGTTGCTACCTTGTACTAGTCGAACTTTGTCTACCTTAGGCTTAACATCATATGCGTATGGTAGTCCATCAATCTCTACAATGTTAGCACGTTGTAAAATACGGAAGGGGAATTCAGGATTGTCTGTACTGATTGCAATCTCTTCAGGCTTGCACCATTTGACTTTGACTTCGTCGCCATCATATTCATTAAACTGTTTAATCTCAAAGAAGTAGGCACTGCGCCTATCCCACATTGTATTACGGATTTTTATCTTCATGGACGACCCCAAACACAATTGATTTCAGGTTGTATGTTGGCATCACATTTGGCTTCACGTTGTAATGCTTCGTTTTTGAAATTGTTTAGACGTTGGAAAGATTCACCGCGACAAACTTGCGGATCATAGTGGCGTGTGCCAGGACACAGCGGGCGATATGCACTACAACCGGTAACCAAAACCGCTACAAGTAACAAACAAGTCCGCATTTGAATCTCTCTGTGTAATTACGATAACATAATTATAGCTTCAAATGCAGATTAAGTCAAGCTAAATTGCAAAGTTTTGGCGACAAATCATATCAAAATGGATAACTTGAGCTTGAGTATTGTCCATCAAATATTGCACAATGTTCATATCACTCTCAATATAAATCTCAATACCATTTTGGTTAATAACTTCTGCTTTGTATTGTTCAGGAGTTTGATCAACTAATTCATGCCAAACCCTAACTGGTTTGTTTTCAAAATGTTCATCAATCCAAGCCATCGTTTGTGCTCGATACTTGACATTTCGAGCAGTGATAATACTCCAATCGCCGCCTGGCCTAAACACAGGCTTCATGTAATATGTCAGTGCATAAAATTCAGTAAGCCCACCAACACTGGGAATGTTGAGGCAGTCAGGGACGAACACACCATCTAAATCAAAAGCAATTTTACTCATCTCGATACCTCACTCCATAATCTGCACTGACTTTTCGACTACCCCACATTGGTTCTTCAGCAAAGTAAGATAAGCGTGTGCCTTGTATAATTTGGTTACGCACTTCTTGTGGAGTGTGCCAATCACTAAACAGTACAGCCCACCGCCATTCATGTTGATAACCATCCATAAACTTTTTAGTGTCCAAAAAAGTTGTGCCTTGTAGGATATTGTCATCAACAAACACTAGTCGTTTACTAGTATCTTGTGCAACCAATTTACCATCTTTGGGCCAGTATGCGCCTAGTGGTAGTTTGAGTATTTGAGCCACCCACATGGCGTAACTAAAGCCACTGCGATTGACTGCTACTATCTCATCAGGTTTGAACGCTGCAATTTGAGCAAGCATATTATTAAAATATAGCTCTCCCTCAGCATTGGTCATAATGCGAGGATGTTCTGGGAAGTCATCATATTTGTTCATGTTGCTATTATATGCTATAATTTTCTACTTGTCAACACCTATCAATAAATATCAAAAGGAGTTATGATGAAAATACTAGTAACAGGCCACCAAGGGTTTATTGGTAGGAATATGACTTCGTTTTTGAGCAAACAACCAGATTGGCAAGTTGACGGATACGAGTGGGATCCAAAAGAGCGTCCTGATGTTAAGCAGTACGATTGGGTTATCCATTTAGGTGCAATTGCCGATATGAGCGAAACTGACGTTGACCTCATAATGCAGAAGAATTTTGATTTCAGTTGCTGGCTTTTTGGTGAATGTCAAAAACACGCAGTTAATTTACAGTATGCCAGTTCAAGTAGTGTGTATGGTAACACTAAAGACTTTGAGGAAACAGCGGCATGCAAACCTCAAACACCCTACGCATGGAGCAAGTATCTATTTGACCGTTGGGTATTTCAACAACCAGACCATAAGGCATTTGTACAAGGCTTTCGCTATTTCAATGTCTACGGCAAGTGGATGCACCTCAGAGGCAAGCGAGCCAATGCTATCTACAAATGGCGACAACAGGCTAAGAAGGAAGGTAAAGTTACTGTGTGGGACAACGCAGAGCTAATCAAGCGTGACTGGACATGGGTAGGTGACATCTGTCAACTGCAATTAGACTTTATTAATACTGTAAAGGGCAGTGGTATCTGGAACGTGGGATCCGGCCTACCGCACTCGTTTCTGGACATAGCTGAATATATTGCAGAACAAGAGGGTGTTCCCCTAGAAACAGAACCAGTACCGTTTGCAGAACAGACCCGTATGCGCAACAAAACCTGTGCAGATTTGCATCATTTAAAGGAAACAGTGGGTACACGCAAATGGCTTAATGTTTACGAATGGTTAGATTACGAAAAAAGTTAAATACTAGATGCGAGCAAAAGAATTTATTACCGAACAGTGGACTCAAAAATACAAAAAGAGTATCAACTGTAGCAACCCTAAAGGGTTCAGCCAAAAGGCCCATTGTGCTGGGAAGAAGCACGATGAAAGTATCGACGAAGACTGGAACAAAGCCAATCGTCAAGATAAGACTGATGGATTGAGTCGCAAAGCTGTCAAAGCCTATCGACGAGAAAATCCTGGTAGCAAGTTACAAACAGCGGTTACTACTAAACCCAGTAAATTAAAACCTGGCAGTAAAGCAGCCAAGCGACGCAAGAGTTTCTGTGCTAGGATGAGTGGTAACAAAGGTCCAATGAAGGATGAAAAAGGCCGCCCAACACCTAAAGCCAAAGCACTAAGACGTTGGAACTGTGAAAGTGTTGAAGAAATGGTAGACATGATTATAGAGAATATGGATCATGCAAAGGACAATCAAGCAGTTCCAGAACTCAAATCTGCGTTGCTAGCTAAGAAGACAACCTTACAAAATGCCAGCGAAGACGATGTATATGATATTATTGATGATATAATGACACGTATTGCTAAGTCACATGGCATAAGCGGAAAAAAGCTACATGACATGTGGGTTAAAGAATACGATCAAATACCAGATACATGGATTATGAAATGAGAGCAAAAGAATTTACCTCACAAGTCAATCAAGATGTAGCTGAAGGCACAGAACAATTTTGTGAAGTTTGCGGCGGTAGTTTGGCTGAATCGGGCAAGGCCAGTCGCAAACTGTGTAAGAGCACTAAACCTAACAGTGAACTAGGCGCTAGCCAGTTAAGCAGTTGTATCAGCCAAGGATTTAGAGCTAGGGCAACTGAAAAGAAATTTACTATCAATCGTAAACGTCAAAAGATCAAAGGTAAAAAAGTTAAGGGTGGCAACTACGGTGGGCCACTGCCAGTGTGGAAGGGGAATCAATAATGAGATTCAGAGAGTTTCGTGTAGTTGAAGCGCAAAGCGATCCAGAAGTAGTTAAACTGCAAAAAGAATTAAAAGCCAAAGGTTACGATTTGGGCACATACGGTCCTAATAATGATGGTATTGATGGTATCATGGGACCTTATACACAAGCAGCCAAAGACGCAGCAGAAAAAGGTATTGATCCCAAAGACGTTAAGAAGCCAGACTCAATGGCATTGAAAAAGTTTGATGCTGATTCAGGAGACACTCCAGAGCCGGCAACTGGCAGCGACATACTGCCAACCAAAGGTCGTTTGTCTGGTGAGTACGGACGAGTAGTAACTGGTCCTAATGGTAATAAAGTCCCACACCCAGGAGTGGATATTGCAGCTCCAGAAGGCACACCAATCGTTGCTCCAGACAATGGCAAGATCACGCTAGTACAACCAAACAACCCTTCAGCTGGTAACTATGTTGAGATGGTTACATCAGATGGACATCGTCATAGATTTATGCACATGTCTAAAATAGAAGCAACACTGGGCGATGTGGTCAAGAAGGGCGACATCATAGGCCGTGTGGGCAGTACAGGATTTAGTACAGGCAATCATTTGCACTGGGAAAAATACGCAAGTAGTGGAAAACAACTTAACCCGCTAGCATAAGGATAACATATGAGATTTTTTGAGTTTAAAGAAACACCGCCAGAAACGGCTACAAAAATATATGCCATTGGCGATAGTCATGCAGTGGCCATTGCTGGTTCAGGTAAATTTATCACTTTAGCAACCAACGGCAGAAGTGCAATGAATGGTGCCAATGACGATGCCATTGACAAGGTCAGTCCAGGAAGCACAGTGGTATTGAGTGCTGGCGCCAACGACATGATGAAACCTGACAAGCAACAGGTAGTGAGTAGAGTCAACAGTATGCTTAGTGAACTTCTACAAAAGAAATGCAAAGTGTTCTATGTTCTATTTGCCGAAACAGATAACCCCAAATTTGCAAAAGATAGAAACCAACTAAGAAAACTAATACAATCAAATATACCAAGTGGTGTTGAAGTAATTGACATGGGCAAACTAAGTGTGTCTGGTGGCGATGGTATCCATGCTCCTATGGGTTGGTATGGCACTGCTGCCGCAAAGGTAAAAGCTGGAGCAAATACAGTACAACCGGCACCTGCTGGAATTGCCGCTGGCGGTGGTGGCCGTTATGGCGGATATATTCAAGTACCAACTGGTCCTAAGATGGGCAGTAGGGGTGTTGAAGTTGTTAATTTGCAACGTGCATTGATGGCGTTGGGCTATGATGTTGGAAGAACAAAGGACGATGGTATACTTGGCAAGTACACAAGTGCTGCCATTTCAAAGTTCCAAGCAGATAACAAATTACAAGCAACAGGAACTGCAACACCTGAAACAGTTGAAGCAGTGAACAAGGCAGTTGCCGATAACCCAAAAGCAAGCAAATTAGAAAAAGCTAAACCAGAAGAGTTTAAAGGTAAGATTGCAGTAAGTGCATTGGGCGATAAAGAATCAAGAGACTTACTGGCCAAAGAAGCAATGGGACAAGGCATTAAAGGCAAAGAGCTGGCAGCGTTCCTTGCACAATGCAGTCACGAGAGTGGCGGCTTTAGATACCTAAGTGAAATATGGGGGCCAAGCACTGCACAACGAGGATATGAAGGTCGTAGAGATTTGGGCAACGTACAAAAAGGTGACGGGTATCGATATAGGGGTCGAGGTTACATTCAGCTAACTGGTCGCAGTAATTATCGTGCGGCGGGTGCTGCGTTGGGAATGCCATTAGAAAAAGATCCAGACCTAGTTGAACAACCGGCTATGGCCGCAAAGACTGCTGTGTATTTTTGGAAAGCCAATGTGCAACCCAGAGTCAGTAACTGGGATGATGTTAATGCTATAACTAAAGTAATAAACGGCGGATATAACGGATTAGATGATCGCAAGATGCGTTATGCCGCTTTTAAACAATCAATGAATGTGGCATAATGGATCTATCTGGAACACTACTAATTGCACCACCTAAACTAAAAAGTAACTTTTGGTATAAGAGTGTGATCTTCGTAACTGAACATCATGCTAATGGTAGCATGGGACTTATACTGAACAAGCGCAGTGAAATGACTGTGTCTGAGTTTAGTGAACAAGTGGGAATCGCTCGTCTTAATATACCTGGCTACATTTATTTAGGTGGTCCAGTTAACATCAAAGCTCTTAGTATGCTACACAGCAGTGAATGGTCATGTACCAACACCATGCAGATCAACGAAGACTTTTCAATTAGCAGCGCAGAAGATTTGTTAGTTCGTTTGGGCGATGGCGATGCACCTAGACAGTTTAGATTGTTTTTGGGATTATGCGGTTGGGCACCAAGACAATTAGCAGAAGAACTCAAAGGCACATCACAACGAGATCACAGTTTCAGTTGGCTAACTGCTTCAGCCGATCATGAAAGTGTATTTGACAACGATCTCAAAGATCAATGGAATTCGGCCGTAGAGCGTTCCGGAAACGAATTCGTTCAATCAATATTGACTTAAATAGTTTTTAAGTGTACAATATACACTTCATAGGTTGGGTCTGTAACACAATCAAAAGAGGTTAAAAAATGGATACCTTAGTACTTAATGCTGATGGTATGCCGGTAAACTACTTGCCATTGAGCACAGTAGATTGGCAGGAAGCTATTCGATATCTGGTCTTGGACAAGGCCGCAGTAATCACATGGCACGATGATTGGGTCGTTAGATCAGCCCGTTGGGAAACACAAGTACCAGCTATTATCATGTTGCGTGAATACATGAAACCAAAGACAGCGATTCGTTACTCAAAGAGTAATGTATTCCTACGTGACCGTTACACATGCCAATACTGCAATACCCACTTGACAAAGAAGGATTGCACACTAGACCATGTGCTACCAACCAGCTTGGGCGGCAAGACAACCTTTGAAAACACCACAACTGCTTGCGGTCCATGTAATGCTAACAAGGGTGCGAACAAGAAGATTGTTCCAAAGGTCAAACCCTACAAGCCTGACTACTACGAACTGATCAATAAGCGTAAGATGATGCCGTTCCATGTTAGACACGACAGCTGGCTGGATTACTTGCAAGTATGAAGAAACTGTTCTGGACCACACTAGGGTTTCTTAGTCTAGGCATGGCCTATGTGGGGGTTGTCACACCTGGCATCCCCTACAGTCCTTTTGTGGTATTTGCTGCCTATTGCTTTAGCAAGGGCAGTGAACGTATGCATCGTTGGATCTATAATCACAAACTGTTTGGACCCTTCCTAACCAACTGGAATACCAAACGTGTGTTCCCATTAAAGATGAAGTACTTTATGCTGGGCATGATGTCATTGAGCCTATGCATTATGTTCTTCACAGGTGTTAAACTAATCGGTGTTATCAGCACAGCCATCTTCATGGCATTGGTTGCAGTATGGGCATGGCGTTATCCCAGCAGTGTTGAAGAACACGATAGTCGCATTTCTAACGGCAAAAAAGTGGGTTGGTTTAATAACTACATTTAATAAATACTCTTATTAAACGGAGTATACATGAAGAAATTATTAACACTACTATTGTTAGTTCCAGTACTGGCATTTGCACAAAAAACACCCCATGGCGTCACATATGACGCACAAATCTTGAGAATAACCGATGGCGATACAGTGGTAATTTCTGCTCCCTTTCTCCCAGCACCTCTTAAACCAGAATTGGCTGTTAGAGTCTACGGTGTAGATACTCCTGAAAAAGGATTTCGTGCGCAATGCGATAGCGAAAAGCAAAGAGGGGAGGCGGCTTCAGCTTTCACTAAAAATGCAATCGCACAGGCAGCGGCAACTGGTGGCAAGTTTCAAGTAACTATGTATGGATGGGACAAGTTTGGTGGTCGTGTTCTAGGCGATATTCTAGTAAATGGACAAAGTCTACGTGCAGCATTGATTGCTAATGGATTCGCACGTGAGTACTATGGTGATGCAAAACAAAGCTGGTGCCAGTAACTTGTTGTATAAATATACTATAAGAGACTAACAACCATGGATGAATTACAACAAGCGGCCAAAGTGGCATTTGCCACACAATATAGTTTTTACTTAAAGGCACACAACTTTCACTGGAACGTGGAAGGTCCAGACTTCAAACAATATCACGACCTATTTGGCGTTATTTACGAAGAAGTGTATGGGAGCATAGATACATTTGCAGAACAGATTCGTGCGCTAGGTACATATGTGCCGGCCAGCTATACTCGTTTCAGTATGCTAACACAAATTGAAGATGAAACTGCTATACTACCCAAGTCTATAATGGTTCAAACATTGTTAGAAGACAATGAAAAAATTATCAAGATACTAAAATTGGTTTTTCAACAAAGCGAAGCAAATCAAGAATTTGGATTCAGTGACTTTATTGCTGGCCGTATTGATGCACATCGCAAACACGGTTGGATGTTAAGAGCAAGCTCCAAGGAATAAAAATGAAACAATTAGTCGCATTACTTCTAGTTGTAACACTAACGGGTTGTGCGGGGCTAATTGAAAAGTTCCCCAGTCGTTGGGATGTCAATCAAGCAAAGGTAGTTACTGACATACAACAAGGCGCCAAGCGTTTTGATTGCAAAGGTGATCAACTAGCACAACTAACAGCATTAGATAGAGACATTGAATGGTTTGATATCTATGCCAAGACCAAGCCCACACGTGACGTGGCAAAACTAACAAAGACAATGGTTGATACTGTGAGCGAGTTTAAAGATCGTGCCAGTAAAGGACCTGTGAGTCCTTTGTATTGTGAACTCAAAAAGAAAATAATTATTCAGCAAAGTGAAATAATTGCTGGTGCAGTACAGGGGAGATTCTAATGGGACAAGGCAACATACTACACGAAGTAATCAATGCTGGTCAACCATGGGCAACTGATCGTGCCCAGATGGCCTTGCAAGTTCAAGAAGCATTACAGTCAGGACAAATGAGTCCAAGTGAAGCTAAGGAGATATTAGCTGACTTGATTGATACAGAGAAGTTGGAAGCAGAAGGCGCTGACCTACAATTAAGAGCAGCATTAGTATTTGGCATTACACAAATTGCTAGTATGTGCTAAAGATTTTTTGTAACGCTTGAACTAAATCCTCAATCATACCATCATCATGTAACGGAGTGGGCGCAAAACGCAACCGCTCCGTTCCTACATCCACAGTGGGAAAGTTAATAGCCTGTACATAGATGTTGTAGTCACTCATTAATGCATCACTCATAGCCTTGGCACGTTTAGCATCTCCTACTAGTACAGGTACAATGTGTGTGGTACTGGCCATTACTGGCAGTCCTGCTTTTTGTAGACATTGCTTTAGTTTACTTGCACGGTCTTGATGTTGTTCACGTAGTTCTGGATGTGCTTTCAAATACTTGACAGCTGCCAATGCACCAGCACAAGTAACTGGACTCATTGACGTTGTAAAAATAAAACCAGCTGCGATGCTGCGGACTGCATCTATTACAATGCTGTTGGCAGCAATGTACCCGCCTTGAACTCCGAACGCTTTTCCCAAGGTTCCGTTAACTATGTCAACGCGGTCTTGAAGACCTAACTCCTCTAACTTGCCAGCACCCTGTGCGCCATACAATCCCACAGCGTGTACTTCATCAATGTATGTGATGGCCGCATATTTGTCTGCAAGATCGCAAATGTCCTTAATCAAACTTACATCGCCATCCATACTGTAAACACTTTCAAATACAATGCATGGAGTGTGACCAGCTGCCACACTTGCTTCCAACATTTCTTCCAGCATGTCCATGTCATTGTGTTTGAATATGCTTTTAGCAGCCTTACTATGACTAATGCCCACAATCATACTGTTGTGATTCTTGCTGTCGCTGATGTAGTGTATGTTGGGAATAATCTTGGCCAGCGCAATTAGTGTCCACTCGTTGGCCACATAGGCACTAGAGAACAGCAATGCTCGTTCTTTCTTATGTAGACTTGCAAGCTCGTGTTCAAGGGCCACGTGATAGTGGCTAGTACCCGCAATGTTTCTAGTACCGCCAGAACCGGCGCCAGTCATGTCTAATGCTGTGTGCATGGCATCTAACACAACTTTGTGTTGACCCATACCCAAATAGTCATTACTGCACCAGTTGGTGATGGTCTTGATGTTATAAGGTCCGTACCAAATAGCGTTGGGAAACTTGCCGTTTTCACGTAGAATATCGTTGAACACACGGTATTTGCCCGAGTCTTTCAAGTTATCTATTAGTTTTTTGAATGGTTCAGTGTTAATTGTCATAGTGGAGTATTTAACACTAAATATAGGATACAGGATAAAAATAATGGCAGCTAACGGAATATCAACACTGACAATAGCAAGTGGGACTACTCTCACAAAAAATATCAATCCACCACATTCTAATACTGAGATTGTGGCTCCTTTCTCGGCTATTTGGAGTTTGAATTATGCGGGTGCTTTGGGAGCAACAGACAGTGTCTCATACAAACTGTATGTAACATCGTTGGGCTTAGGCTCTGCTTTCACATTGACCAGTCATTCAACAGGTGATTTTGCAGTGACAGCAGGCAACTTCTTGTATGATGAATATGGAACCAGTATTAACATTATAAAGGGCAATACCACAATAGACAATTACATGGCCAAAGCCGCGGCTGTTTGTGGTTCATTGTCTAATACTATAATAACTGCCGCAACATACAAAGGCACATGGAACGCTTTTACTAACACTCCCACACTGACTGATGGTGTTGGTACCTTGGGAGATGCTTACGATACAACAGTTGCTGGAACCAGCGGCGCCTTTCCTGCGTATGGCGAACAAGACTGGCGCATCTATGATGGAGCTGTCTGGCAAAGAGTTGCTAAAACAACCACAACACAATGGACCATAAAACCGGCTGCGGATGGTGAAGCAGACAAAGAGGCAAGACAGACGGCCAAACTAGACATTGCCGAAGCCAAACGTCAGGGTAAAACTGTGGCACTTGACGGAACTATTAGTGGTAGTATAGATCCCACAGCACCTTATTATCGTGCTCGCAACGTGTACGACCCAGATCGATTGCCCACTCAATACAGCGGCTATACTGTTGTTGACAATGCCAACGCTGAAGGCCTGCTGAGAGCAAGACCGTGGACTTCTTATGATATTAACCCCACTGCCACCATTGTGAATGAAGGCGGAACTCTCACAGTGAATATCGCCCTACTGGAAATACTGGATGGCACCACAGTGTATTGGTCAGTGAGTAATGCTGGAGATTTTGGCACAGCATTGGGCACGTTTGTAGTGAACAATGACAGTGGCAGTTTCACAGTGACTCCTACCAAAGATCTCAGCACAGAGGGCACAGAAACATTCAACATCATTTTACGCAGGGGCAGTTCATCAGGCACAGTGGTGGCCACGTTCTCCAATGTGGAGATCACTGATGTGTCATTGACACCCACGATCACTCCTGCTGCCAACTCAGTGAATGAAGGCTCCTCATTGTCATTTGCAGTGACCAACCTTGGACCCAACGGCACTTATTA